TCCCAACAATATCCAAAACCATAACCTCATCTTCAGCATTAATACCGAGCTGGGTCCGTGGTGGTAAAACTGACTGCTTAACTTTCCGATATTGACCACCCACTGCAAAAGTAATGTACTGGCCATTCTTAGGCAGGATGGTTGCTCCAAAATGAAGATACGGTGCGTATTCAACGTTTGTACCAACTTCCACACCATGGCTAAGCACATTGTATGTGTAGGAATTCATCAAACGCCCAGTATCACGCAGCGTTTCACCGCCTTGCATACGTACACGCCATGAAATCTTCCATGGATTACCATCAACATCAGTACCGGTTAAAAACCGATTCTGGACACTACTTTCAAGCCCAGCACCGATCTCATCAAATAACTGAGCCTTTAATGAGTCAAAGCTACCCAATTGTTTAAGCACCGCTTCAATAGGTGAACTATCTGCCTGAATGGTTATTGCAAAAGCCATAAGCACCTCACTTCATGCTGGGCATTTGATCCAGGATAGAATCCCCAAATACACCACCGGTATATGAAGTGCCGACTGGCGCCGTTGAAGGTCGTCCTTTAGGTTGGTCATCCACGATCTGGTTTGTTTCAGGTAACTGAATCTGCAAATGTGCTTTGTTATCAGCAACACGTTTTAAGAATGCGATTGCATCTTCATAACGCTGTCGCACCTCATCGGTGGGTTGCTGGAAATAAAGACGATAGCGTGCAATATCACACGCCATACGCTTTAAATTACTCGGCACATTAGGCAGCGGCAAAGGATAACGGCCGCCGATGTGGCCGTTAATTTCCTCTGTCGCATCCTGAATTGCATCAGTTACTGAGGACTGAGAAGGAAGCATCGTTTTTAGATTTTCAATCTCATCACCAAATCGTGCGACCAAATCTGCCTCAGTCGCATACATAGATCACCTACTTGGTTTCGTCAGTCGCTTTAGAGTCTGCTTTAGGTTTTGCAGCAGGTTTCGGCTTTTCAAGTTCAGCCACTTTCGCCTTAAGCTCAGCAACTTCTTGATCAGCCTTAGCCTTGTCAGCAGCTGCTGTCTGATTTGCTTCAGTTAGGGTTTTATTTACTGCGGTTAGCTCAGCATTGGCTTTTTCAAGTTCAGCCAAACGAGCGACGGTATTGTCTGCCTTAGGTTCTTCAGGCTCTTGATATTCTTCAATAGCCCCAGATGCTAAAAGGGCCTGAAGTTGTTTAGCTTCAAGCCCTTTGATTTCATCACCTGGCATAAAATGCCCGATGGATTGTTTTGCTGTGTACTTCGGCATGTCTTGCTCCTTATAGGGTGATAAAGCCAGTACCACCAACTACACCGTTCTTATTAGATGGCACAACCAGTGGAGCAGATTCAGTCATCAGCATGATGCCGCTTGGATCTTCACAATACCACTGACGATCAAAGTACTGTTGAGCAACGCCGTTGGCCAGCATGTTCTTGATCTTACAGTGAGCTACTGAACCATTGGTATCGGAGATCAATGAGAAGTAATCCTTAGGAATAAAGCGCTTCACCTGACCTTTGTTACGGTAAGTTGCGTCATACACCCAGAATTCAATTCCATCAAAAGTACCCTTGAATGTCGCAGATTCTTTGACACCAAAGCTTGGATTAACTGGAACAGAAATACCAGCATACGGCGTGATGAACTCTTTCTTAAACTCTTCATTGTTCCAGAGAGCTGCCCAAACCAAGCCAGACATAACAGATAGCTTAGCTTCACCACCATCAGCAGCCAATTGACGTTCAAGCATAGTGCGGATATCAGTTACCGGTTTAGCACCAACTTCATTCCACTTGGTTAACGGCGTAAATGTTAAAGATGCATCACGACGGTAATCCACCAGGTTGTATTCATAATCATCGGAGTGAAGCGCGTATTTACCATTTTTCAGTAAATCAATTGCCATCATGAGGACCGAGTTATCAATCGCATCATGGTTACGCTTCATTACCGAGATCTGAGCAATGATCATTTGCTCTTGCTCAGACAATCGCTGGTTACCAGTTGAGATGATGCCTGCGGTACGTAAACGTTCCAGCAAGGCAATTTCAAAAGTTTCAGCCGGAGTGACTTGGTTTTTTGGCTTGTAGTAAGCCGGTTTAACATGGCGTACTTCACCAGATTGGGTGGTATCAAATGGCTTACCAGGCTGTTGCGGAGATACCAGTGGTGCCAGATCATGTTCGGCAGATACTTCAGCCAAAGGTACATCATCACGGGTGAATAACGGGCGATTTGGGAAAAGCTTGTCTAAAAGCCATGTGTCCATCGGACGGTAATTCGAGTGAATCAGTGCGAGTTCACCCACATCAAGAAGTTCGAGCGGAGTGCCCTCAAGATTAAAAGACTGTGGCATGTTAATTACACCTTAGAAAGTTCGATTTTGTTTTTAGTTGCTTTTGCACGCGCTGCATCGTATTGAGCAGGAGTCAGCAAGGTTCCATTTACAGATACAGCTTCAATACTGAACACTCCGCCGTAATACACTGGGATTTCGATCCCATCAGCGGCCTTGATCGTCGCCTCTGCAGCCGACACATCCTGACCACAAATTACATCCCATGTTTTTTCATCTACAGCATGAGCCAGCACATTGGTATCTGACAGCGTTAAAAGATCGCCATATTTAAATGCTGTGGCGGTTGACACCTTGGCATTAGCACGACGTAATTTTTCATTGTCCAGGATCAGCCGTTTTGATGTGACTGAAATAGGCGGTACATAGTGAATAGCCATGAATTATTTCCCCTTTTGTTCTGCAAATGCTTGTGCACCTGAAGTGAATTTGTGAGTGTCGGTATTATTCGACTGGCCACCTTGCCCCGGATTAGCTTGGTGGCTAAACAGGTGAGCAAATGCTGGATTCACACTTGGTGTTTGTTGTGCCTGTGGTGTAGCTGGCGGCTGTTGGCTACCTGCCGAGAACTGACGAAGTTGCTTAGCCGTGAAGGCAAAAACTGAATCGTCCATATTGGTATAAGCTGTTTTATCTTCAGCACTAAACTGTGTTTTCAGCTCAGTTTCTAAAGCTGCAATTTCATCAGCACGCTTTTGTGCTTTGAATTGCTTAAGTTCAGCTAGGGCATCATCACGCTCACGCTCTGCCTGCTCTTTGGCCTGTTGTGCTTTTTCTAATTCGGTCACGTTGGTGTCCTCTTTGGTTGGGTTTGGATTGGCTTTGCCCGAGAAGGCTTTAATTGATGTGTTGCGATCAGCACCAGTCGAGCAGATCGTAAATTCACGAATACGGTTTTGACGGAAGATGGTGATTGGGCCTTCAAAGGATTGACCATTCACAGTGACTGTCTTGTCTTGAGACACTTCTTCAATCGATCCCGGATCAATCATCATCGACATCTGGAACGGGAAACCATCATCAGAGTCCTGGACAATTTCCTGTGCTTTGGCATTAGTGAGGAAATCACCAGATACATCAATCTTTCCGTTTGTATCTACCGCTTGAACAACACCGATTCGACTTGAACCAAAGTGCTCTTCAAGCAAGGCTGTTGGCTTATCAATCTCAATACCATCAAGATCAAAAACAACACCAGAGCGACCCCAATACCAGTGACCATCTACACGACCACCGGCATAAGCAGTGCCTTTAAATTTCCGTTTCTGCCCTTCCTCGGCTTTGGGTACCTCAATCGCAGAGGCATTAAATAAATACTTCAGCCGCTCTTCATTTGGATCTGGCATTTTTCATGCTCCATAAAAAAACCGCCAATTAAGGCGGTTTTGTTTTCTAAGAATTAATTACTTAGCGATTTGTAAGAATGTGATTTCAAAATTATCCCCATCCCAGAAAGTAATTTCTCCAATCCAATCTAGTTTTGGTGAAAATGTATTTTGGAATTTACTCGCATCTTCGCCACGTTTAACACCTTCAATATTATTTGTACGTGCTATCACGGCTCTAATAGGCATTTTTTGTTCATGTGCAATCAAGAGATTTTCTCTAAATTCTTTATTTCCATGCCCATGCCATCTAGAAATTGAATCACTATAAATTGCTTTTCTATTTTCTGTTCTAAAGAAGTCTTGCCACAAACTCAAAACTAGTTGTTTGTCTTCATTAAAAGCAGAAACAGACCAAACTGTATTCTTCTGGGTAGCACCTAACTTCTTGAAAGCCTCAGTTTTATTCATATTAACCATACTTAGAATCTGTTTAATTTTATCAATTATAATAGTTTCAAAGTATAAACCATTTGCCCTTCAACCGTCTCAATCGAAACAACCTCAAAAGATAGACCCATCGGCATGAGAACGCCGTTACCAGCATTTAGCATATCCAGATCGATACCTAAACCTTTTGCATTCTCAATCTTGATTACGATATCTGAAGCTGTATCAGCCATTAACAACGGCGCATTAAACTGGATTGTCTGCCCTACCTGATAAGCTGCTACTTGATTAAGAGTTGCAGCCCCTAGCACGGTTGAAGCGGTATTACTTGCCACAACCTGAATAGCTGCCATGTCTGTACTCAGCCAGCGCTTAAGCACATCATCAGCCAGCGAGCTTGTAGCAGAGTTTAAATAGCCAGTCAGTGCGGCATCATTTCCTTGCACATAGTCTAGAAAGGTACGGATCGCACTTGGCCGAATACTTGGATCAAGTGGAATTACCGTATTGGCCACCGTATCGAATAGGTCCCGAGCCTTATCATCCATCGGCGCAAATAGACTGGTGAGCTTTTTACTTGCCGTCCATTCAGCCTTAATCGCCTCTTTCTGCTCCAAGAGATATTCTTTATCCAAATTTGAAGCACTGATCTTTTTATCCACCAGTGATTCAAGCTCACCAAACTGCAAAGGGTGTGATGACCAATCTAAGGCCTCAGCCACTTCTGGCAATTGATCCTCAGGTGTAATCCCGTATTTCAATGCCTGCTTCTCAGTTAAGGCAATCACGGTGCACCGGCAACGAAAGCCCAACGGCGGGTAATGTGTCAGCCAAAACGGATGATCGATCGGTAATACAATCCGATTCAAGGCCAAATGACTGGGACGCACCCGACTATCATTGATAGCCGAATACATTAGGTATTGTCGTTTGGCCTTATTGCGTTGCTGTTGTTGCCACCGGCCATGACCATAAGCGCTCTGGATATTGGAACGGAATACATTGTCCAGATAGTGCTTTGGCAGAATGCTTTCAGACTCTTCAATGAGTTTTTGAAAGTCTTTAAAAGTACCGCCATCGGCAATCGATTTATTCACCGCCTTAATGACAGTTTCAATCTGCTCAAGACTCGATAAAAAGCTAACCGTAGTTGCCATCTGCCGGGTCTTTAGATCCATTGAGTAGAACTCATCGGGTAGCACAATCTTTTTGCTATGAGCGTACCGAAGCGCCTCAAGAAATGTGACTAGTTGCATAGTTAGAGCTCAAAAAAAGCAGCCTATTGGCTGCTGGGAAATTTAGATGTACTCATTTAACTAATCTTTTTAAATCAAGCAATGTGAGAAATAGAAAGCCGAAAAACAAGGTTATTCCTATAAGTCCCAATATAAATATTAAATAATCCTGCCAAAAGAAAAATACATGAAAGGAACGCGAAAGATAATTCTTTCCAATATGCACTTTCATTAAATTCCAATTTGATAATTCTCTTTTCATTATCATAGGTTTTAATCAATGTTTGATCCCAAAATGCCACCATAGGAGATAGGATTTCAAAATTAATAAAGTCAGGATGTCGATAGTAATAGTCTAAGAACTCATAAGTAGCTAATCCACTCCCTGTAAGCTTCTGAGCAGCTGAATTTTTCAGAGCTCTTTTCTGATTTGCATCTAAATTGGGATTATTTTCAATCGATGTAATCTCATCAAAATACATCTCTCTACGCTTTGAACGTTCCTCAGCTTTCTTGTACTTATCTTTCCGACTTATAAAAATTTCAATTAATTTCATAAAATCGATCATTACCACCCCCTGATTTTAATTTTAGTAAGTGGTAATGATTCTAATGATTAAAAGTTGAAAAGTAACTTACTTACTTCTACTTGCCGTCACATATCCCAACACATCTGCAGCATATAAAGCCTGATCCAGATTAGCTGTGAACTGTGTCTGAGTTGCACCAGGTATTAATTGCATCAGGTTATAAGCCAGACTTTCAGGACTATCAGACTTGAATACTAATTCCTTGACCTGATCCGGTTTCAGTAGCTGCAATTCATCCTGGCCATCAGTCAGTTCTTCAACTTCCTGTTGTTCAGGTGATAGTTTGTTTGCTGACGCCTTAAAGTTGAATGCTTGGCGCGGTAATGCAGAGAATTGATTGAAGCTGGTAGGAACCTGCTCATTCAAATCCCCTTCCTGTAGACCATACTCGCGAACAAAATATTCTTTAGACAGATTTGCACCCGCATTCTTTAAATGGACATCACGCTCTGCTTGGTCCTTATTCAGTGGTTTTGGTTTCTCACCAAGCATCACTTCATAATCCCCCCAACCGTTTAAAGCGCATAGAGCATTGACCACAGCCTGTAAAGTTGGTGTGACAAGCCTAATATCAGATTTAAGCTTATCCATTCGTACATTTTCATGCACTTGACCAAGACTGTAGCTTCCCTTCCCATCAGTCCCGCTGGTAAGTGTCTGCCCTAGTACAACTTTCTGGATCTGACGAATCAGCTGATTATTAAATGCCTCAAACGCTGCCCCTGCTGAACCGTTTGTTCCTGGGGCTGAAAGAATCTGAACATCATCATCTGCATCAATCGACAATACGCTTTGAGCATGAGCAGTTAACAAGGCTTTGCTCATATCATCAGTTTCAGTATCTTTGCACTTACCCAGTAAGATTGGTGTTCCAAAACGTTCGAGGAATTTCGCCCAGAATTTGAAGCCATTCTGCTTAAAGAAGAATAACCAATACAGCGTGGCTAATAGTGCTTTACCGTATGGCTGTTCGTATGTAGCTTTACGACGTGTTAAGAAGAATTTGAATGCTTGATCTACCTCATGCTCTGCATTGTTTCCATCCTGACGATAGATTAGCCGACCATCATTCTTAGGCTCAAACCATTGCATCGGTTTTTCACCAATCCATTGCAAACCAATATAACCTTCCGACTTTAGCTCATATACAGCTTCCTGAACCGAGTACCCGAAGAACAGTGCACTCATGGCAGCAGTCGCAATTTCATGGAACCATTCTTTCAGGATGAGATTCAGCTTTTCCGCTTCATCCGTATCATTTGGTTCAATTCGCAACGGTGTTGCTAAAAGTGCATCAATCCGTGTTTCAACTACTTGTGCAATCTCATCATCATCTAGCAATACACGTAATCTATGACGAGTAATACCCGCTTTGCGCAACACTTCATCCGTATCTGGTTGCTTGCCAAAATTCACCAAAAACTGAGTGACTGCCTCTTGAGTGTATAAATTGCCGTAAGACAAAGCCTTTTTTGACGCTTTGTCCTTTTTAGACTTTGCCATATGTTTTCCTTTTAATAGGTTCGACTACCTGCACCTGCAGGTTTTTTCCGTTTTCGCTCTCGGATATCACTAAAGCAAATCATGACGCCGTCTGCTCGGTTTGGAGACAAAGCCCCGTCCGGTTGCTTATTGACTAGGATTTTGCCTGCACCATTTTTTGTATAAGTGGGTTGCGATAACTCTCGCTTGAGCTGTTCAAGCTCCTGCTTGTTTATGTCTTTGGTAGAGAGCGAAATAAGATTGTCTGGGTCATATTGCATACCTTGTAAAGCTCGATAAGTATTCTGGAATCTGATGCGCAGTGACCACCACATCTGAGCTTTAAGATTGGCAAAGAAGTCTACGTTTTTACGCGCCTCAACCATTTCCTGCTCAGGGTTATGAACTGCACCTGAGCCACGGAATGGATTTGCCTCGATCTCCAGTATCCCTTTAGATCGATTCTGCTCATTAATGACTCGGGCATCACCACGAACACCAGCACCCAGGCCATCTGCATCGTAGTAAAACGAGTTCAAACGTAAATCAAGGCAAGCATCAATTGCTTTCTGAGTCGTGCCAAAGATGTCGTCACCAATGCCTGACCATGTATCCAAATACTGCAATACGATGCCATGACGTGCGGCAAAAGAGTTTTTATCCTTACCTTCATCCGCCACATCAAGCGCACCCATACGTTCGCCTGAAGGCTGAATATTCAAATTAAGATGAGCATCAACTGCAGCTTGCACCCATGCTGATGGAATTAATACACCTTCCACCGATGCGGCATAATCAATATCAACCTCTTGAGCTAAAACAATGTCATCAAGAGTGGCTAATTGTTTTTCATACCAGGGGTAAATTAATTTGCCATTAAATTCGACCTGCCAATTCTTATCTGGGTTATCACGCCATGCCATCGTAAAAACGGCGTAACGACCACTAAAACGATCTTGGTGAAACTTGTCCCCAATACCGTTTGGTGTAGATCCCTTGATATGTACGTTTGTGTTTTGAGAGATTGCGGCGTCTACAGCTTCTTGTCTCTCTACAAATGCCCATTCATCCAGAAAGTACATTGTAGTACGACCACCACGGCCAATGTTGTCACCAGCTTCACCAGTGACGGTTGCGCCGTTGTCCGGGTTAATGATTCGCATGTAGTTGTCATGCACTTTCTCAACAAAGCCTTTAGGCTTCATCCAGTCCGGCAACTTGGAAAACATATCCCTGAATTTGTGCAGCAACGTTTTTGGATCGCCTTTCTTATCAACCAGATCTTCTTTACGGCTACCGACGCCACCAGCAAAGCCTTCAACGAATAACCACCGGTGCAAATAAAAGCCCAGGACTACATAGCTCATCCCTTCATCACGGCTTTTTTCAATTAAGCCGTGTGTCTGGGTGCTTTCACGCTCTAATAGCCAATCAACAAGCTCAACCTGACCAGGACGCAAAACAAAAGGAATATTCGCAGGCAGTCCAAAAGGCATGCCCCGTGGATCGTAAGTCCATACCCAGTGATTAAACCAATGAGCCGGATCATTCTTACATCTGTAGATTTCAGCCTCTCGACTTAGTTCATTCTGCTCTATCAGCATCCGGTAGTAATAGCGCCGTTTCATTTCTTCAATGATTTCAGGCAGACGTGTATTGATCGTCCACTCTTTAATTAGTGGCGCTATATCTTCGATTGCATAAGTCATAACTTGCCATTAATTGCTAAACGCGAAAGCTCTTGCGCGGATAGTCCGTTAAGCTCATCTGGTGTGAATTGATGTGTATTGGTATTAGTATTTTCTGTTTTGATTGAACCGCCGTTTGGACCAGTGATTTCCTGTTTGGTCACACGGCCATCAGTCTCTTGGAACGCTTGCTTGAGTAAATTCTGCTTGGCGCGTTTGTTCTTGCCAGAGTCTTCATACATCTTTTGAAGCTCCATAAGCCGAAACGCTTTATTTGCAATCGCAATATTCTCAATATTTGCTCTGAAGTCTCTGCGCGTATCCTCAAATAGCTTCTTTAAAGCCTTACTGATTCCCCTGCACGTGGCTTTGGTTGGATCATAAGAGGCTACCTGCTGACGATCAATTTCAATCCCATATCTCTCCCTTACAGCATCTGCTACTTGTTGAGGTGTTTCAAAGCAGGCAAGAGACTGAACTATAAACATTTTTACAGGCTCTTTTAATGCTGCCATAAACACCTCTTTGTCGTTCTACGTCGTACAAGATAGGCAAAAAAATTTAACCAATCACACAGTTCCCACAACACGCAGCCATACTTGCCTCTGATACAAACGGCGCATTCTTGGCAATTTCCAAAAGTCGTTTGACAGACTCGTCTGCACCCCATCGTTTAACTTCACCAAAGAACACTTCAACATCATGGCCAGCCAGGTAATGCTTAGGCAGTCCAGTCATATCGCTATAAATAATTTCACCATCTTCATCACGTTCAACTCCGATGTGATACAACTCATGTTCAATCAGTCGACAAAACTCACGATCTGAGGCTTGCTCACAGAATGCAGCATCAACCGTAATCAGATATTGTGGTACAAAGCCGAACCAATCTCGCATCTGTTGTTCCTGGCGTGCTTTCTTCCAGCCACCTACGTTAAACATGACCTTTTCACATTGGCCTAACACCATACGTTTTTTCGCTACGGCGGCAGATGAAGCCCAGGCGAATGCAAGGAACTCTTCATTGTCGTGAAGTAGCTCAGCAATATGATCATGATCGGGGTTATGTAGTTCACCACCGAGAGTAAGCCAGTTATTCACGACCCATTCTTTAAGCTCTGGTGCCGGTGCCAAGCGAATGGCTTCTTCTTCCTCGGCCTGATCAATCAGATCCGTCGGGGGGAATGGTCTGAACTGTTCCATCTTCTAATCTCTCTAACTGACTTCGAATCCAGTTAATTGCATAACCCGATTCAATCTGATGAGGTTCAAGGCGCACAAATGTATAACCTTGATCTTCAGCAAGATCATACTTATTAAATGAATTCGCTATCTTTCTTCCGCCGCGACCAACCGCCCATGGACTGCCCGCAATTTCTATAAGAAGATTCAACTTCACAATATAAAAATCAAACCGCCAATTTTTGGTTGATTCAAATTGAAACTTCCGTCTGTAGCCAATTCGGTATTCTTCTAATTCTTGAAATAAGGTTTCTTCAGCTTCTAAATATTTTTCTCTAGCCTTAGGTAGAGGTTTATTGCGGAGTTTGGTTTTGATTGGGCCTTTGGCGGTTAAGCATTTATAGAGGTCTGGATCCATGAATATTACCCAATAAAAAACCATCCGAAGATGGTTTTTTATTATTCAGTCTTGAGCTATTAGCCACAAGATGCTTGAACGATAATTTTAGTTTGTGGGTCAGTTACTACCGTAACTCTCTCTAAACGGTAATCTAAAGTTACCGGTTGGCCAGGTGCTACCATACGTACAATTTCAGCATTAGTCTTGGCTTTAATTGCTGCTTCAGATAAACCAGTTTGTCCAACAAGTTTGGTTGCTTCCTCTGCTACACAGCTAGTCATCGTATTTGGTTGATGAGAAGGCATCTGTTCAGGATTATTTGCACACGCCGTCAATGTAACTGCTACTAGAATTAAAGATAAATTCTGGATAATTTTCATAAGTTTCTGTCTTGTTGGAATAAAAAATTAATCATACCGAATAAGAAAGTATCGGTTGCAGGCTTAACAACAGTCTATATATTCTGCTTAATCAGAAAAATAATGAACTGTCGCAATAGTTATCTAGTGCATTCCCCAGACTTTTAACAGTGATAACGGGAAAACCTCCCAAAGGAGGTTCTATGCATAGATTTAAATTTTAACCACAAAATGCCTTAAGAATAGTTTGGGTTTGTGGATCAGCAATTACAGTAACTCGTCCTGGATGATAATCTTTAGTTATAGGTTGGCCCGGTGCAACCAGTCTAACAACCTCAGAATTTGTTTTTGATTTGATATCAGCCTCGCTCGATAATGTCGTACGGGCTAATTTTGCTGCACTTTCAGGCACGCATTTTTTCATCATCTCAGGCTTGTGAACAATTTCTGTATCAGGAGTACCTGCACAAGCAGTCAAAGTCACTGCTGCAATAATAAGTGACACATTATAAATAATTTTCATAAGCTTCTATCTTTCACATATAAAAGCAGGATGATACCTAGGTCGGCTTGAGCAAGCCTAGCCATATCAACAATGTTAATACACTTCTTTAAATATTGAAATTTAAAAAAACCCACTTAACTCTCCCAAATTAAGCAGGCTCATGTCAGGTCAACAATCTCTTTCATTGTTTTTATACACCTGTATCTTAGCAAATAATTTATCTAACTAAATATAATTATTTGCTTCTTTAGACCAAGGGATAATCACCCAACCTCTTTCAAGCAATCACGGCACTCTTTCTGGTTATCACTGATCTCAGTTACACCGTGAAGACCAAATAAGCAGAATATAAATTGGAGCATACTTTTCTCCAGACAAAAAAATACCTCCTTTATAGGGAAAGGAGGCAGAAACTTAATAGAAACTACAGCCATAGAATCTGGCCCGAATTATATACATAATAATATTATATACAAGGCTTATTAAAATCTTGGTAAGACAGCCCTCTTCGCGGGGCCAGACGCTACTCACAATCACACACACCTAACATGCACGGTCTGCTTTACTTGCTTTCAATCCTCTTTAGGTCGGGGCGCTACTCCCTAGTCTGGATTCCCGAAGGAAGTTTACTCGATGGCATGTTCCACTGGTCGGCACTCCAGTAGGCTTGGGTCGCCTTTTTACAGGCAATAAAAAGCCCACTTACTCGTCAAATAAGTGGGCCAGTGCTGTAGTCACTTTCTTCGTATTGCATCTTCTTCTTATCGCAAGAACAATATAGCACCAAGGCTTTGATCAGAAAGTATAGAGAATATTAAGAAATTGTTTTTCATTGTCTAATTTTGGTTGCTTTTCTTGTTAGGAAATAAATTTTAAATAATAAAAAATCCCCCAAAGGAGACTCACTTAGCAAATCCGATTACTTAATTTCTGAGTCTTCAAAATTTTTAGGAAGATTTAAATTGATTTTAAAATTTCCAATTTGATCAGCATTGCCCCAATCCCCATAGATAAGTGCCTTTACTTCAATTCCAGTATCTTCGTATAAATTTTTATCTTTTAAAATCTTCAGAAACTTTTCAGCATCTTCATCACTTAAATAACCAACTTGAATATCACTTACAATCACCATAATTGCATAGGTATATTCTGTGTTTGTGGTATCCATGATAAGAAGAGCATTAACGACTTTGCTAACAGAATCTTCAAGTTCTGGACCAACTATTTCAATTATGGGTTGTTGGAAGTTAATTGCACCGGAAATCTGATGACTAAACTTATTTTTAGTCATCTCTCTAAATTTTCCACCAGACTTCTTATGGGTGGGTTTAACCATTACAAATACTGTTATAAAAAGGATAATAACAATAAGAAAAATTAGTTCCATGACTCATGCTCTTTCACGTGGGAAAGATAACAACACCTTAACACGAAAGGACTTACATTCTTTGAGTCTTGAACCACCATCACAATTTATTTAATTCAGAAGACAGATACTCAACGAACTGCTTTTTGTTCCGTATTTCAGGCATATCAAATACCCAATAACATGTAGATCCAGACCTGCATTTAAATATGACAGTCAAGGTATTGATTTCAATGAATGCATCTTCATCCATGAGTTCTGCAAATAATCGCAGAGCTATTGAAAAAAACTTTAACTTATTGACTATTTCATATGTTGATGGCTCATACTCCTTTAGAACTTCATCATAAATAAAGTCAAACATCTCCTGGACCATAGCAATCCAACGGGTTAACTAAGCCCATTGAAGATAAATCAACACTTCTCATTACGATGTACAAAAAGTGTATTTGCAGTTCGTTTTCTTATTCTAATTTTAAAAGACTATAGAAACAAAAAAGCCCACCTTTCGATGAGCTTCTTCATAGTAACATTTCCAACGGCGGGAGTGTCACAAGATGAACTTGCTAAACTGACCCACATCGGCAGTTACCGCCTTAAATCTAATTTATCACATCTATTAGTACAAAAAAAGCCCACCATTGGCGAGCTTTTAAATCAATCTAGTGCTTTAACGTACACTTCGATCACAATATCACGAATATCGCATACCCCGTGCGCACAGTCAAACGGTTTTTTTAAACATATCAAAAGTTAAGTGAGGATGGCGACATTTCACAAAAGCTAATCCACACTTCAGATCTTGTCGGATCTGAAGTACTGATGTGTCGTTACTTTCAGCAATATCACGCAATGAATTGCCCATCACATAGTGCGACCATAATGTTGATATCCATTCCTGAACAATTTCATCTTCAATAGTTTTTAATTCAATAATCACTCGCTGAATTGCACGCGCTTCATTGTCATCAATCTGACAACGAATACCACGGCGCTGAGTGCATAAGCGATCCTTAAGCGTTTTATCACTCATGTACATTGCCAGAAGACGTTCACGCTGTTCCTGGGTAATTCGTCGAGTAGGCATAGTTTTCACCATGACTACCATGGTTTCAGTATCCCCATTCATCCAAGCCCCAAACTGACGAAACCAATCCTCAGCACTAAACTTAGTCCAATCCATTGCCTGCATAATCGTTACTGCTGCATTCATCCCAAATCCCCTACCATCTTCTCTATCTGCTGGATCGCGTGACCTGACTTCACTTGATCTGTACTAAACCGTATTACCTGAAAACCCATCATTGTTGCTGCGTTATACTTTTCCATATCCCCAAGGTAGCCTTTACCCCTTGTGTGCCTTCCTCCGCTCCAGATCCCGCCTTCAACCTCTACCAAAATCTTTTTATCTATTAAGTGAAAATCTGCTCTCCACTGACGATCAGGATGAAAATAAAACTCCTGCTCAAACTTAATTTTTAAAGTTTTGAGTTCTCTGGCCAGTTTCGCTTCAAACTCATTCGGTACTTTTTCGCCTTTCACCTTAGGACGCTTGGAACGCCCTTTCTGTCTGGTGGCCTTAACCATCTTCTTATATTCAGCGATTGAGTAGCTGGTCATTCA